CGCTTCTCGATCTTCTCGACTGTCTTCTCGTACTCGCGCGTCAAACGCTCGTTTTTGATCTCGCCATCCTCTACCGTAAACATCGCTAAGATGCTCATTCGATGGCGCTTCCACTCTGACGGAGTGAGCCTAGAGCAAGCCCGAAGCATGGCGTCGTCATTGGGTAGCGATGCCCCATTCAGCCACACCGCACACAGTAGATCGAAGTACCCAGCGCGAGCCGCTGCCGGCATCGCCGTAACTTTGGGACTCGACTTCCACGCCTCGGGATACCACATCATTGCGTGCGGTTTTTTCATCTCATCGCACCAACACCCGGCAACGATCGGCCCAGTTGTACAGATCGTTCAGGCGCTCGTTGAAGTCGTACTCCGTGTCGCAATGCCAGGAGAACTGCTCCGCGATCTCGTCGAAGTAGTGGATGTCCCAAGCGTCAATGTACTTGCCGACTTGATCGCGAATCTTGTTCATGCGTTTCCAGATAGCATCGGAGATTTCAGATAACCTCTCCGATGAAAGCTCGTCGATGCACTCGTCATCCTTGAGCAAGTCCTTGATGCGTAACGTGACGCGCCACCCATGGCCGTATGGCCGCTCCAGGCTCTCCGGCGTCGTATATGGCTGGAATGTTGCCTCCATCACTCTCCTCCCTTCACTCGTGGTCGCCCCGATGCTGCCTCTAGCGCCTTCGCTGACTTGCATCCATCGTGAGCGATTTCAATCAGATCGGCTAGCTCCAGTTTCGCGAGAGCGCGCCGATCCAGCATCGGCTGAATGTTCGTGCATATTTTGTTTGCGAGCCGGTGGCGACGCGCTGTCTCTAGCGCCGCTCGGCCGATGGCAGGTCGGCGAGATCAACGACCCAACCCTTACCGATTTTGGTTGCTTGCAGTTGGCCGCGCTCGATCATCTGCTGGGCGCGGCGCTGGCTCACGCCGAAGATGACGGCGATTTGTGCCGTGGTCATGGCCGTCTTACACGTCATGCTGTATTGTTTCGCAACCGCCAAGACGATCTACCTGCGGCGTTTTTTCCGCTTCGGTCCCCCTTCGCGTCGCACGCTCGGCAGCCCTGAGCGCTTGGCGCGTTTAACGTCCCGCAATGCTTGCAACTCTTGCCTTTCATAGTTCAATCTCTCCGCTCTCTTTAGATCGTAATTGGACACATGCACCGCGCACTCGTAGCCGTTCCACATAAACCGGCTTGCGCCACGCAGATACGCCAGGATGTCGATCAACTCATCGTCGCTCGTTGTCCGGCGCTTATGGGTTTTCACCCAATGCCGCAGAGCCTCTCTTCGCCCCGGCCCACTCATGTTTTCCCTGGATCGGTACAGCGACTTGATTGTTTGCGGGGTTGCGGTAATCGACATACTGGGGGTGTTCGGGTGCGCGCGAATTTCCACTTTCCAGTCGTACTCGCTTGTCAGCGCCATACTTAGCGGCAGAAACAACTCTGAGTTTGCATCTTCGGCTGGCTTAATCGCTGGACTCCATCCATTCCCGAAATCCAGGGCTTCTAGTCCGTATGGGATTCCGACTGGAAAAACGTCGCGCCCTCTAACCTCCAAAACTTCCCTAGTGGAATCGTAACGACCATCAGCGAAGACCAACGCGAATAAGCTCTCAAACAAAACGCCGCTCTTGAGCGCTATCCCGAGTGGCCGCGCCTCTCTGATCGCCATCCTGCGTATCCGGCGAAGGATAAACCTGCCAGGAGATTTGTCGTAACACATCCACCGCTCCGTTTGCTTAACAGCAAGTGGGCTGCTGTTGATCCATGCGATGTCAGCCGATCCGCCCATCGTATCCAGCATCTCCAATGGATCAATCCCGCAATCGTTCGCACTGTCGCTGACTCGGAATACTGGTTCTCCCTCGTCACCTTGCCCGTCATTGAGCGCCCACGCTCCATCGAACTCCGCTAGTGCTACGCGGTTCGCCTGAGATACAGCCTTTGGCCAATCCTTTTCTAGCCACTCCGGCTGCCAATTCTCCGCCAAGGCGAGATAGGTGAGTATACTCTCTACCCGATCCGCTAGCTTCTTCTCGCGACCTTTCATGATGACTTTGACCTCCCGTTGCTCAAAACATCACCCCGCTTTCCATCTCCCTGATGCGCTCGCGCGAGTCTTTGTAGCCCTGCTCCAGGGATGCGACGTGCTCGCGTAGGCGCTGGACCTCGGCAAGCAGGCCTGGGATGTCTTGGCGGGCGTGGGCGATGAAGTCGGCGTTGATTTCGACACGATCTGCGCCCTCGTCGTCTTCCCACCCTCCTACGCCAAAGTCACCTATCAAGTAATCCCCTGCGAATACCTCCCGCTCCGGCCTTCCGGCGAGGTTATTGCGCTCCCACGGACCCGGCGTCGCCGCCTCAACCCGCGCCTTGATCTCTGCCAATCGTTCATCGCTCATGACTTCTTTGGCCTCCCAGCCTTCCTCACCTTCACAGACTCCAGCGCCCGCCGCTGCATCACCCACACGCCGCCCACCTTCTCGGCTTTGATCCGATTGGCCCGGATGAGCGCCCGCACCCTGGACGTGTTGACATTCAGGATGCGGGCGGCTTGGGTTACGCTGAGCATGGCTGTTCACTGGCAAACATCTCGATTTGATCCCGAGACTCGCTGTACTCTTCCACAGCTCCGGGGAGGTTGGCGCACGCCTGCCGATAGTAGCTCGGCTTGAGTTCAACCCCCATCCCCTTGCGTCCATTGGCGACAGCGCCGTAGACCTCGGACCCAACCCCCATGAATGGCGTAAATACGGTTTCGCCTGGATTGGTTCGCAGGCACACCGCGCGGTCGATCACGTCGAGCTGGAGCGGGTGAACGTGCTTCTCATCCTCCGGGTCTCGGCAGTCCTGGAACGGGAGCACCCGGCCCATGTTGATGTCATCCCATACCGACGAAGCGTAGCGCCTCCAGATCCAGTGCGAGAACCTGTTCTCGGTCTGCTTGCCTGTCCAGCCCTTGTATCGCAGCAACTCAGCCGGGATAGGCGATTGGCCAGCGTAGTGATCTAGGCCGGTCGAGTTAGCGATCGGGATGGGGTTCTCTCCCTTACGGCGGAATACGATCAGGTAGTCGGCTGACGCGACACCGGCGTAGGCGGCATCGTCAACAATGGTCTTGTGCGCGAGGTTTTTGGTTAGCGTGCGGTTGCGAACCCACAGCGGCTCCTTCCAAATAGTGTGACGTGCGACCATCTTCCACCCTTCGTCTTGGTGGAGTCGAATGATATCGCCAGGAAAGTCGATCAGGTGATCTTGGCCACTGTTGCTGGACGGGATGTCCGTGCAATGGACGGCGGTCAACCGCCCCGGCATAGTGACCCGGAACAGTTGGCGCACCACGTAGCGATAGTGGTCGAAGAACTTATCGTAGTCCAAGCAGTTGGACAGATCGCGCTCGTTGGAAGTGTAGTGGTACAGCCCGCCGAACGGAGGCGAGTAGATCGAAAAATGGATCCGCTCAGCCGGAAGGGATTGCATCACCTCGATGCAGTCGCCGTTGTACAGGGCGTACTCGCTCGTTATCGTCTGGTCGTTCACAGCCATGTCGGAATCTCCTCTCTATTTTTGAACCCCTGAAACCCTTGCACGGCTAGCGAGTGGTTCATCTCGCGCACCAAGCTCTCGAACATCTTGCCGGCGGCTTCCGCCTTGCGCTGCTGGTTATCCATGATGGCGCGCTCGCCTTCCGTCATCACGATATCGACCACCACGGGACGCTCTTGTCCGAAGCGCCAGCACCGGCGAACCGCTTGGTAGTAGCTCTCGAATGAATGAGACGGGAAATAGGTCACATGCGCGCAGTGCTGGAAGTTAAGACCCCAAGCTGCTATCTTGGGCTTGCTGATGAGAACCCTTGCCTCGCCATTCGCGAAGGCCGCTAGTCGCTCCTCTTTGGCCGCATCGCTATCCGACCCGGATACCTGCACAGCATCCGGGATCATGTCGGCTAGCAAATTGCCTTCGTCATTCAAGTGGCACCACACGAGCGCCGGTTGGTCGTGGTCAACCAATTCCGCTACCTTCTCGCATCGTTCCTGAATCGTTCGCCTGCGGTCCTCCCGCTGGCTCCGTAGGTCAGTGGCCGGCATGTCGAACAGCATCCCATCAGGCGGGCGGCTGGCCTTGATGACATGGGTGTTCTCGATCAGTTCCGGCAACTCGAAGCGGTCGTCATTGAAACCCAGGTCGGACGGCTTGCGGCAAGCGCGCGCCCAGGATGTGACCCAGCGCCAGAATGGCGTCTCGGCATGGCCCTTGAGCCTCCACTTAGGAACTTCGCCATACATCCTGCGGGCCGCACTGTTGTTATTGTCGTTGCGGAAGAACCGCCCCAGCATGTCCATGTAGCCGAGGTATCCCAGGGCTTCACTCGATGTTCCAAGTTCGATGTAGTCGTTCGGTGCGGCAGTCGCCGTCGCCAAGAGCCGGTACGACACCTTTAGCATGAACTCGGTTATCTGCTGCTTGCGCTTGCCGTCGAATGATTTGAGGATGCTGGACTCATCACAGACAACGCCGCCAAACCTGGCCGGGTCGAACTTGTCGATGCGCTCATAGTTCGATAGCGTGATTCCGCACGGGACAGAGCCATCGCTAGACCGCGCGCATTCAATGCCGAACTTTGCACCCTCGCGAACGATCTGCTGCGATACCGCCAATGGCGCTAGGATCATCGCGGGCTTGCCGGTTTTCTCCAGGATGTTCTGAGCCCAAACCAACTCAATCGCGGTCTTGCCCAATCCGCAATCCGCGAACACGGCCCGTCTTCCGCCCCGGATTGACCACTCCGCTAGATGGCGCTGAAAGTCAAACAGAAACCCCGGCATGAACGTCGGCTCAAAGCCGCAATCAGCGCCCTCGTGGCGCTTGGCCTCCAGAAACTTCTCGTACTCGCTTCTCTGTTCTTCCTGTTCCCTCAATTTAGCCTCCACGTACCAATCCAACTGAGCCATCGCCACATGCCACGCTGGCGGCGCTGGCCCCCATACGGGGTCTTTCGTCAGTGCGTCACCGTAGGCGCGAAGTTGCGCCGGGGTTGCGTTGAACAGCGGCATCTAGCGAGCCGCCCACGAGTACAGAAACCCGTTGCTGATCGCATCGCGCATCGGCATGACGACGCCGCGCTCGTCTTGCTCGACGGCAACCGCGAAATGCTTGGGGCTTGTCGCGCAACTGTTGCGGCGGCGGGTCGCTTCGATCGCGTCTTGCATCGTCGGGTAGCTTGTCCAGTTGGCTTGATTGCTCATGGGTTAACTATACCGCCATCGGTAGAGTTTAGCAAGTACTTTCGCAACTATTTTTCTGCCTCATACCGCGCCCGATGCTCAGCGATCAGCCCACCCTGTACTCGTGCTCGATCTCGCCAACAGCACGGCTGCCTCGCGCGTGCGGCGGCCAGTAGTAGCGTCCGGTCAGCTTGCCCATCAATGGGGCCTCGGATGTGTAGGTCTTGAAATGGCCGCGCACCATATGACGCGCCGGCGGACCCTCTGGCGCTAGTGGATCAGCGTCACAAACTATCCTCTTGTCTTTGTTTCGCACAACTATCGTATGGTACTGATAGCCGCCCTTATACTTTCGGCGCTTACGATCGTAGTTCCCCTGGTACTTCCGCTTGACCACTTCGACGTTGCGGCAAGACAGCATCATAAACAAATACAAAACGTCCCACACAGCTCGCGTAGCTAGATCATGCGCTACATCTTGAGTTGACGCCTTCTGGGAATTTAGCGACGCTAAATGAGGCAAAACCTTTATGTTGATATTTTTGCCGTCGACTAATGTCGGGCGCACTACCCCGCGCTCGTCGCACTCGCCACTAACAAGCACGGTGCTCATAACGCCCGTTAGTTGTGCGTCGGTAGCGCACATTGCCCACCATATCAATACAGCGCCACCCTCACACTCAAGGGCGTAGTTATTTGGATTTTCAACCAGCGCCACGAACCTGCCCGTTTTGTCGTTGTCAAAATATGCGACCGATTCAACCCACATTCTTTCGTAGGGCATTGCCATTGATCCGTCGCCGCTCTTTAGATTGATGGCAATCGGCAATCTCTGACCATCGCCGGGGTCAATCAAAAACGTAGGGATGCCTGCATCACGAGACGCTCTCTCCATTCTGTTACATGCGTCTCTTGCGGATACAGCATCGACTACGTTCGAGAGATTGTCCGCCCTGCGCCAATCGCCGTTAGCTATCCGCTTTCGCATGAGCCCATGTGTCATACCTTTACTCCTCCTTTATCAATGCGTATCTAGCCCGATGCTCAGCGATTAGCTCGCCGAGGTTGATGCCGTGGGCCTGCTCAAACAACCTGTCGGAGCCCAGGACGTGATGCGCTTTAGGCCCGATGCGATGATGAGAAGCGCACAGCGGCAGTGCTTCAGCATCGGGAGGCTTTAGCGCGATCGACCGCTGGCCGAAGTGCGCCGCTTCCACATGTCGCCACCATCCGCCAGCGCATCCAGGCACCACGCACGGCTGCTTCCGGATCCACTCGAGGTATTGGGGGTCGTCGCCGGATTTTGGCCGGCGGGGTTTGCGCTTGATCGGTGATCGCGTCATGATGCGCGCCTTCGGTCTACCCAGAAATCTCCATCCCATGACTGTACCCAGCCACCTGTTCTGATCGCGCACTGGCTCGCGCCATCCTCGCCAGAAAAGTACAGATGAATAGACCCTCCTAGTTGGGCGTCGAATATCTCGACCCGCCAATGGTGCCCACGATAAAGCGCCAGACGTTCTGCCTCTTCCATGCTCATGATGCGTCCATAACCTCCAGCTCTAGCCCGAGAGCCGCCAGAACCTTGACCAGCGACAGGAAACTGTAACTTCGCGTTCCCGATTCGATGGTCTGGACGGTTTGCGGCGCCACCTCGGCGATCAACGCTACTTTCCCTTGAGTCAAACCCATGTTGATACGGATCTCGGCGACGATGCGCCCGATCTCGTAAGCCTCCTCACAAACGCACTCTTCCGGCGTGCGCGGTTTTGCGCTAACTGGTGGCGCTCCCATTAGTTGATACCCCCCGAGGCGCATGGGCAAACCGCCTCAAGCCTTGCGATAGCTTCTCGTACTAGCGGCGAGGTTGCCATTGCATCCGCCACGCGCTGGCCGGCATAGACCGCCGTCGTGTGATTGCGGCAGCCCATCGCCGCCGCTGTTTGAGTTGTCGAAAGGCCCGCGCGCATCATGAGGTACATGGCGATATGCCGACGCATCCCAGCCGCCCGCGTCTTGTTTGGCTTGGCTAGTTCTTTGGGTGTGACGCCGAACTCTTCAGCGACCGCCCTGAGTACCGTACTCTCTAGCCGCCCGCGCCATAGCGCTTCCGTGCTTACGCCCGCAATGGGCTCGCGCTCTGGCCTCTCCCCCAGCTTGCGACGCAGTTCCGCGATCTCTTCGTCGCGATCGCTGATCGTAGCCCGCAGTCGTTCGACTAGGCGCTGTTCGTGGGTGTTCACAGCGTACCTCCCCGCAGCCGCCGGCCATACTCCGCGATCAGTTGCCCTCGTCTCTTCATAGTTCCTCCACTTGCCACTCGCCGCCGTGCTTCTTTGGCAGTTGATAGACCACTACCACTCGGAACGGGAACATGGCGGCGACTGCCTTGACCTTGACCTTCGCGTCATCCATCCCGTACCAGCCATGCTCGCCGTTGGCGCGCCGCTTGTAGCCTTTGACTTCGTGCAACTCAATCTCGCCGCTGGGCGCTTGCACCATGAAATCCGGCGTATAGAAACAGGCCGTGTTGATTTTGAGCTTGATGCCTTCGTACCAGTAGGCTTCGATCTCACCGCGACTCTTCTGAAAATTGAGTTGACCGGCGTAATTCTCTTCTGTCTTGTTCATTCCGCCCGGCGGTGTGGTTCGCTTCACGCGAGCGAAGACTCTGCGCGGCTTCATGCTGTCACCTTGCCGGGGTCGATGCCGATGATCCACTCGCTCATGGGTTGACCTCCAGTTTTGAGCCGTTCTGGTCGATTTCCACGGCTACGGAGTTGGGCTTTGCGTGGGCATAGAAAACGGCTTTCGGCTCAACCCCGTCCGAGTCAACCCACAGCGTCGCGTGATCCTTGAACTCGCTTACGGTCGCTGTTAGTGGCCGGTGTGATTCGATGTCACGCTCCCATTCCCCCGCATCGGTTGACCACTCCATATGCACCCAGTATTTCTTTGGCGTTCGCCTCCACGGTGTCCAGTTCATACTTCCCCCTTCGGCAGCACGTCCGCGATGGCCTCGCGC